GTAGAATGTAAATAATTTAAAATCTCTCTAGTATAAGTGGCATACCCTGTATTAAGAAAAGTAGCCTCAGAGCAAAATAGTATTCTTTTCTTTCTCATTTTATTCCTTGTCTAAACAACCAAAATCAAATTCATTAACTCTAAAAATAACATCACTATCACAAAACTTGCGTTCTCTATTTTCTCTAGCCGAGGCGTACACTGTCATTTTAGTGCCTTTTTTTGCTAGTTTTGCTATAGTTTCTGCGCCAGAAGCCCAAGCCTGTAGAGTGATTGTAGTGGGGACTTTCTTTTTCTCGCCCTGTTTATTTTTACGATACTCATAAGTCACCATGTTAAACATACAACATGGCGCTGCTTCATCTTTTAAAAGCTCTGGGTCTTGAGCTAGATAACCCGTAAAAGTACAATTATTCATCAATCCTCCAAAAAAAATATGTATTACCTGTTATACCTTGATCAGACCTATATTTCATGTATTTTATCAATAATAAATGAATTATTTTTATCTGTCTTTCCGCACAACAACAAATTGTTATTCTCAAATAGTACGTATTGGTATTTCTCTCTAGTCTCAGGAAATACTACAACACTATCTAATGAGCATGTTTCATCTTCTATAGTTAGAAAACTCATCATCTTACCGTTTTTACATTTGTGATCTGCCACTCTGTTGATGGTAGCGGCCACACAAAGGTTTTCCCCCTTCTTGCCGTCCAGTAATTCCTTACAGCTTGTGTTTGAAGAAGAAGTGTCTGACGACTCAATCCTAGAGATAGAGATTGGACAGCCAAGAAACTTGATTTCTTGTTCAACAACCCATGATGGGTCATCTGTAAGTTCATACGGAGGGTTTTCTAGAAAAGTAATTTCATTTTGAACATCTTGACTACGAGATGCTTTACTTGTGCCGCCACCTTCTTTCTTGGTCGGTGCCAGTTCTATAAAACACTGAGTCAATGTTTTCCACTTTCTAGTTTTGTAATTCTCTGTAACCCACTTGAGTTCAGCTTTGGTTAAGTTTCTAAAGATCAAATATTCATACAGGGCTTTATTTCTACTAATACCTGTAGTCTTTGTAGAAAAGAAACCAATAGAACATAATGCTTTAAAGCCAGTAGAGTTAATCTTTGTAGATAGATGAATAAGTATATCCATCCAAGTAAGATTACGTGGGGACTTATTTATATCTTCTGACACTTTCTGAATAGCATCAATAACTTTATCACCATTAACACCAGTAAGACTCTTAATATCCTTTACCCCAAAGTAAATCCCATCACTAGTCAAGTTAAATTTACTAGAGAAAGAGCTTAGTTTAGGAACCTTTACTAGTATATCAAATAGTTTAGCTTCATTTACTAGCTCATAGATTTCTTGGTGCGGATCTTGCTTTTCATTCGCATACATTAGGTAAGACAAAAAGAACTCTTTAGTATAGTTCGCTTTGTACCAAGCGCTGAGATACGAGTTCATAGCGTATGCGACGGCATGGCTTTTATTGAACGAATATCTAGCGGACTTTTCAATCCAACCAAAGATTTCATCAGCAGTTGCTTCGTCCACGGTATTGAGCCTTTTACAGCCCTCAATAAAGTCCTTGCGAACTCTTGCCATGAGGTCGGCTTTCTTCTTACCGATAGCTTTACGAAGCACATCTGCTTCTTGAAGATTAAATCCCGCAATCTTTTGGGCAATACGCATACACTGTTCTTGATAAATCAAAACCCCATAAGTGGGTTCAAGAATATCTTTAAGAGAGTCATGAAGATATGTGACCTCTTCCAGTTTATGCTTTCTATCAACATAGTGCTGACTCATAGATTTCCCGTCAGTGATTGCCTTGAGGCAACCCGGACGAAGAATACTAATTAGCGCAGCAAGCTCTTCTAAATTTTTAGGCTTGACTTTCTTTGACCAAGAACGACCAAGGTTACTCTCTAGCTGAAAGATCCCCTTGGTTCTACCCTCTTCAAATAAGTCCCAAGCCCCTTCATCATCATAATCAAACGTAAGTGTTTCCATCTGCAAATGCTTTCTCAATTTTCAAGTTCCTGTAGACTGCTCTGTGAGTCTTCATAAATTTAATCATAATATTAGCGGTATCTTTAACATCCTGTAGAGCATCGTGGGCATTATCTTTTGACAAACCCATTCTATCTCTAAGGGTATCCATACTAATAGATCTTACATTGGGATCTCCTTCTGTCCACATAAACATATTATCCATCATATCAATTTTATAAATTTGGTGGAATAGCTTTTGCCTTTGTCGCTCATTATCCCAAGGTCCGTACTCTTTACATAGTCTATCTACGATAATCATATCATAACCAAGGATGTTATAACCAGCAGCAATAGGAGCAAAGAACGATGTACCTTTCCAGTTATATTTATTCACAAATGTACAAAACTTTGACCATACAGCTTTTGGTTTTGGAGCTTTAGCTATACCCTCTCGCGTTTTGCCAGTGACCTTGAGTGCGCCATCTTCAATAGGGCCAAGACCAGCGGCAACAGCTTTCTCGTCATCAGTCTCAGCCCAAATCTCACTGTTAAATGTACCCTTGAGCTTGAAGTTTCTGCCATCAAGAGCCAAAGCCGCAACCTGTGTGGGTTGACATGTCAATGGGTTTCTTCCGCCTGTTTCAAAGTCAAATACGACGATATCCCTTTTCATAATTATTTCCTCTCCGTATGAGAATAAGTTTTCATTATTTTTTGTCCTTTGTTTTGATAAGTAATCGCTTCACAGAAATCAAGAAATTCCTGATGTGTCATATTACCTTTCATCACATTAACACGCTTATGTACCCACTGTATATTTCCTTCAATGTAACCTTTGGAGCTATCAATTCTATCTATTGAAGCTGTATAGTCACCGTTAACATGTTCTATATTGTCACGAGAAAAGAATATTTCAATTCCAGTGTAAGCACATTTTCTTTCTTGTTGGACAAAAATATCCCAAAGGTACTCATAGCTGACAGAAAATTCTAATCCTCTTTTTTTTGCACTCGTTTTTACGCTTGTTAAAAAAGTACCCTGCATTTCCTTGTACCCGGTGAATCTGGGATTATCGGGGCCGCTCAAATAACAGGCTTTTGTTCTGAATTCTATTCCATTGTTCTTGAGAATCTTCTGAATCTTTTTGGGGTAGCTACCTACCTGATTAGCAATAGTTCTTACTTTCATGCCATCCTTGTACATTTTTATAATCTGATTCTCATCCAAGTTATGGTTATACTTTTTACTAGGTAAAAATCGCCCAGTTTTTTGATCTTTCATAGCAATCTCCTTGTGTAAAGACCTTTCTCAAGATATTATACACATTTTGACTTCCAGACACGCAGTCATTCATTTAGTATTTCCTTTATTTTCATTACCTTGTCAAGAGTAGATAATCCAAGCACATCAAACTTGACATGACCAAGAGCTTCTAGATCTGACATTTCTAGTCCAGCGATTTTTTCATCTGCATTTTTCTGTGTAGCCATAGGGCATACTTTATGTAGAGGTTCTGCCGAGATAACAACACCCGCAGCATGTTTCCCCTGTGTCTTAAAAGTTCCTTCAATCTTAATTGCTTTATCAAACATGTCAGCATAATCACCTTCAAGTTCGCCGTCATCATTAATAAAACAATATCCTCTCAAGTCATCTGGATTATTTAACAATGCCCATCTAATGATAGACCGTTCATCGTCATCCATTTGTGATAGTTGGTCAGAGATAGCGGCTTCATCTGGAATTGCTTTTGTAATTTCATTCATTTCCGAAAAGCCACAGGCTTGGTAAGTACGAAGGACTTCTTTAATTGCGCTCCGTCCCTGTAGTCTACCAAACGTGAGCATCTGACTAACTCGTTCTACTCCGTAAGTTTCGCGAAGATAATCAATAACATCATCTCGTTTACCAGCGGGAACATCCATGTCAATATCAGGAAGAGAAACATTACCGTCAGTATTTCTACCAGAGTTATAGAATCTCTCAAAAATCAAATCAAACTCTACGGGATCAACCTGTGTGATACCAATAAGATAAGAGATTAGACAGCCAGCAGCAGAACCACGTCCCGGTCCAACCATCCAACCTTTACTTTTCACATGCCTAATGATATCACCAACAATCAAGAAATAACCAAACAAGTTTGCTTCTTTAATGACCTCAAACTCTTTGTTAAATCTATCACCGTAGATAGTCCACTCTTCACTACCCTTCTTGATTTTCTTTGCTAGTTTTTCACCCCAGCCTTTTCTAGCTAGTGCGCGCAAATAATCTTCTTCCGATTGCCCGTTAGGGCATGGGAACGAGGGTAGCATTGGATTATTAAGAATGTTATACTCTTCACACTCTTCTAATATGTCATCAAAACATGTATTTTCAGTAGAATATTCTTTAAGGTAGTATTCATCTTTGTCAAAGAACTTTTGTAGTGGTGTACCCTTAACTAGACCTTTTGCCTTAGCCATTGTACATTTTAGATTAGAACACAAAAGTATTCTATGTAGTTCAGCGTCCTCT